ATAGCCTTTACCGCGCGCTCCACAATCTCGTCGCTGACAGGAACCGCGTATCCAGCGGCGACAAGGCGCGTAGCCTCATCACCGCTGAAACGCTCGGTTTCCTCGCCGGGGTTGACGACAAAATCGGCCCCGGCAATGCCCGTCAGCATCCGCAGTCGCATCAGGCCGTGGCCTTCAACACCAGGAAGTTGATGACGAGGACGTTGTTGCCCGCCGTCGAGGTGTGAAGGTTGGTCAGCCGCAGCTTGAAGCTGCCCGCCGCGATGGCCGAAACCGCCACGATGAAGTCACCCGCCGAGGTGTGCGTCTTGATCGAAGCGACAACCACGTCAGTCGCCGCAACCTTGGCGTTGGTCACGGTGAACTCAGCTTCAGCGCCGCCCGCCACAGTCTGCGAGACGGTGGTGATAACGCCCGTGTAGGCGTCGCACGTGACGCCCGTGGTGATGCTGCTCGCCTGCGTCACCGCAGTCTGGCCTTGGGTGACGATCACGCCGTCTTCGTTCCGGTAGCCGGTTTGAATGTAGGACATGTCCTAGCCTTTCATCTGGAGATGGAGGGGCGGGCCGAAGCCCGCCCCGGTTAGGATCACGCCTGAATCAAGTGCTTCACGGCGCCGGTCTGGATCAGATCGCCGTCGAGGCGAACCACGCCAGCCAGGCCGATGTTTGGCCAGTAATACTCACGCCGCACGCCGATCACCGGAGCGCCGACCTTGCGGACGTAGTACTTGCCGAAGTCACCGAACACGATGGGCTTGGTGCCGGTCGCGCCGTTCACGCAGGCTTGGTTCACCGAGTACGGCTTGTCGAACAGCGTGCCGGGGGCGCCCGTGCGGACATCGCCCATCTGCCAGATGTACTGGCCGTCGCCGCCCTTCAGCTTGCGGATAGCCTTCAGGGTGGTGTCGTTGAACATCCAGCGCGCCTTCGGGGAGGCGCGATAGGCCGGGTCCACCGAGTGGTAGAGGTCCAGCAGTTCATCGAACGTCACCGCCGTCTGCGAAACGGCGGTAACACCCAAGGTCGAAGCCGCGACGATGCCGAGCGGGTCGCCCGTGCCGTCGCCCACGGTCAGTTCGCTGTTGACGCGGCGCGCGAGACGTTCGCCCAGCAGTTCGCCGAGGAATTGCTCGATGTTGATGGCGCTGTCTTGCAGCAGTTCCATCGAAATCTGCACCCACTCGGTGTCGTAGGCGAAGGCGCCGAGGGTCAGCTTGGTGAACGTGGCGTCCACGCCGCCGTCGTCGGTCATCGCCGCAGCTTCGGAGTGCTGGGCAACGGCCACGGCGGTGTCATCGACCTTCGGGAAGTCCAGCGGGTTGCCGCTCGACGTGGTGATGACGGTGCAGATGTCCTCGTTGTACATCGGCCCCCAAGCCTTCAGGGTCTTGTCAACTGCGTTGGCCAGATCGGTGGGGACGGTGTAGCCGCCGGCGCCGACCGTGGTGGTCTGAGCGCGAAGTTCCGTCACACCGGCCTTGAGGACGGCGCGAAGTTCCGGCGAGATTTCCTGCGGGTCAAAGCCAGCGCGGGCCAGCGCGACAAAGGCGTCACGATATTCCGGCTTGCCCTGAACGTCTTGCGCGCGGGCCTCGGCGTCACCGGGGATCGGGCGTTGCGCGGCGCGCTGCTCTTCGGCGCGGGCCTCAAGAGCGGCCACCTTGCGCTCACGCTCGATCAGGGCCTCGGTCTTGTCGAACTCGGCCAGGATCGTGTCGTGACGCGCTTCCAGTTCGGCGGCGCGGCTGTCGTCGGTGTTGCCCTTGATCTCGTCCAGGGCGGCGCGCGCTTCGGTAACGAGGCGACCGCGCTTCTCGTGCAGTTCAGTGCTCATGGTAGAATTTCCATCTATGGGAGGTGCGGCGTCGTCTCGACGCTGCGGTTGACCGATCTAGCCCGGCCCGGCCTCACGCGGTCGCGTGGGAGGTTACAGACCCCGAAGGGTCATCTCGGTGCGGGCTTTCCGAAGGGAATAGCCCGACTGATTGTGATGCTTGCGGTGTTCCTTGCGGGCGTCGTCCAGCGAGCGCAGCGCAATGGAGGTGTCGTCATAGGCGGGGAACGCCGTGACCGTGACCTCCCGAAGATCAACCGCCTCAATGGTCCGCGTCGGAACCGGGCCGGTCTCATCCCAACGCTGTTTCGTGACCACGAACCCGAACGACATTCCCGACACGTCGCCGCGCTCGATCAGCACTGCAAGGTCTCGCCCGTCCGTGGTGTCGGGAAGGTCAATCTCGACCGCCAGCCCCATGTCGTCCTCGCGGAGCCGCAGGGTTCCCGCCGTGGTGCGGCCCAGCACGCGGTTGCGGTCATGGCCAATCAGGGCCATCACATCCCCGCCCAGCGTGCCCGCGAAGGCCCCAGGCGCGATGATCTCGCGGAAGCTATCCCCGATATCCGCCGTGCTGTTAAAAACGGCTGCGTAACCGGCGATGGTCCGCCCACTGTCACCAGCGGCGCGGACCTCAACCGGACGGGTTAGCGTCCGAGTTTCCAGGGTCATTCGCCCCTCCGTTGTTCGTGACCGGCTGCAAGCCGAGCGGGACGGTCGCCCCCTGAATGTAGAGCCTGCCGCCTTCTGGCATCGGCGGACGATTTTCCAGCGCGCGGGCCTCGTCAGGCGTTAGGATCGCCGACTGAACGCCACGGGCCAGCCCCTCAATCCGCGACTTGAAGTCACCGCGCATCAAGCCGTCGAGGTTGTGTTCAACGTAAAGCCCGCCTGGACGCGAGCCGAATAGCTTAAGATTGCACTCTTCCTCAAACGCCTTGGCCCATTGGGCGATGAGGTGCTTAACCAGATGCAAGTCCTGTTGCTCGGTGTTGCTGAACGTCCCGTGCGTCAGGTCTTGCAGGAAGACCGGCGGGAGGTTCCAAATCCGGGCAAACTCCTCGATCTGGAAGCGCCGCGCCTCCGTCATCTGGCCCTTGTCAGGATCAAAGCCGACCGGCTTCAACTCATACCCCGCCGGGATCGGGAGGATCGGATTGCCGTTCGCCTTGGCAGCGTCCACAGAACGCTTGATGTCAGCCTGCGCTCGCTTGATTGCCTCGGGACCGGCAGGCATCGGCCCGACAAGCGCGAGCGGCGGAACCCCGCCACCGGCAAAGAACCCCGACGCATAGTCGTTCATGGCGATAGCAAGCTGGATCGCCTTAGCGCCCATCGTAATCGGGCTATACGATCCGAGCTGATCGATCTTCAGCATGAACGGGATATCGATGACGTCTGCGGCTTCGTACCGCTTGCCGCCGTAGTTGTAGAACTTGCGACCGCCGAGGCGGTTGATCTGCGTCTCGCCGGGGTCCATCGGCCAGATGGCGACGATCTTGGGGCCTTGGCGCTCGATCCAGGCCAGCCCACGACCACCGGTAAACACCTGCTGCCAGAGGTATTTTCGCATCCCGAAGGATGTCCACTCCGGGTTTGGCGCTTCGTTCATAAGGCGTTGAACGCCGTCCTTCAGCCGCTCGGAGCCGCCCTTCTTGGCGCGGTAGGCGTGCAGCGGAAGGTTCGCCATGCTGCCAGACAGGAACGAAACAGCCGCCGATACGGCAGGTACAGACAGGGCGCTTTCAATCGTCACCGTAGGCAGCGACGCGCTGGTGACGCCGATAAGCTGCAACAGGCTAGAGCCAGGACGCTCCATCCCCGTCACTGACGTGATGATGCGCTCCTCGACGGCGGGACTCTCGCCCTTGCGGGTTCCCCCCCGGCTGATGTCGTAGCCGAACAGCCTCATGCTGCCACCAGCGAAAACGTCGGGTCATCCCAAGGGGAGGCCGGAGCGGATTGCTCACCCATGCTTGCCGCTCCCATCGCCATCGCCAGCGCAATCGCGGCGTCAATCTTGTTCACTGATCGGGTTTTAGCCAGCCAGTGGTTGCCCCACTTGTCCTCTTCGATCACCGCCGACATCATCGCCGAGATCAGGACAGGGTTACGCTTGAGCCGGATACGGCCCTCTAAAAGCGCGTCTTCCAGCAGTCGGATCGAGCCGGGCATCCAGAGCCCGTCGCCGCCCGTCGTAAGCGGCTTGCCCTTTTTCAGCCCGCCTTGCGGATGCTCCGCGAACGGAACCGACAGGCCGAGTTCGTCGATGTCTTCCTCAAACCGCCGGAACGCGAAGCGGTCATACGCCACGAGCTGAACGCTAAAGTCCCGGTCGTACTCGGCCAGCGTTTGCGCCACATGGCGGAAGCTGATGCTTTCGCCCTGCGGTGCGTGAAGGTGGCCCTCACGGACCCACACCGGATACGGAAGCTTGTCCCGCAATTCCCGCGCCGCCAGCGTGTCGCCCGGCGTCCAGGCTTCCACCCACGCATC